GGATGCTTCTCGACCCATCTTTTTGCAGAAGCGCTTCAAGCGGCGGGTAAAATTCGTCCAGTCCCGGTCTACTTGGTTAAAATCTCCGGGTGCTGGCTGGTGGTCGTGGTCGTATGTAAACGTGACTGCCCAGTCGCTTTCACCGAAATTCGTATAGGCCAGCTGGCAGAAATACCGCCTTGCTATCATGTCGTTATACTTCTGCTGCGCAATGGAGGTTGCCAGCTCTCTTTTGCGGCGAGCGGATGCGGTATGCTCTTTGTCCGTTGTTTCAAAGAGATCCACTTCTGCATAATCGGACGTTCCAAGAATGTGTCTCTGCTCCCGAATGTACCATGCCCGCACCGTTCACTTCCTCCTTCCGCAAAGTTCTACTGGGATTTTCTTTTCTGTGGACCAAACACACACGGCTTCGCAGGACAAGGGGGACACAACGCCGGGCAGGTCTTTCTAAGTTTCCCATTCCGTCAAGCCATACAGACCCGCCCTCGTTTTCTCCCCCTTGACCCCCGCTTTCCCCGGCTTGTGTTCTCCTGTGGTCGCTAGATTAAGTTACACATACAAGCCCCTTGCCGCCTCGTCAGGGCGGCAATTTTACGACGGGCTTGCTTAATTCTTGATTAGGAGCTTGATTAGTTTCGTTCAGCCTTTCATTGCGATCCAGTTGTGCATCCGGCCATAGGCCAGCAGATCTTCCACCAGCTTGTCCACCAGCTTCACACGGTCGTCCTGGTCTGTCGTGCATTTGATGTTCTGCGCAGCGTTTACAAACTCAGCAAGCGATCCCCGCATATTTGTGTGCTCAGCGTGTTCGTCTGCCGCATTTGCTGCCATCCGCAGCGCATCGGCAAGGTCCTCCATGTTGTTACGCTCTGTATCGTAGCGCCGGAGGCCGGTATCCTGATAGTTCTCAAAGGCACGGTCCGCCTTCTGCTGGTAGCGCTCTGCCAGCTTTTCAAGTTCACTTCTGTCCATTTTTTAAGCTCCTTTACCTTTTCCATCCCACATTTCCAGCCGAGTGTGACACACCGGACAGGTCTCCGGTTGCCAGTTCGTTATGTAGCCGCAAATAGGGCAGCCGTAGTAATCTTCTTTCAGGATTCCGCAGTATTTTCCCCAGTATGGCCGCACCGGCGGATCCTCTGTGTAATTTACAACGTCAAAGTGATGCAGGCTTTCACTCAAAGCACCTATAATATCTTCTTCTACGCTTCTGTTATCCGGGTTTTCTACTTCGACGGTTAGTTCAATGATGACTTTTTTCTCCATCGCTCTGTACACCTCCGTCCACCACCATTTTCAGGCAGTTAGCTTTCGCACTCGCTTCTCTTTTCGTAAAACTCGCAGGTGTCCTCTGGGTCTGTGTTCTCCGTTCCTTTCGGTGACAGGCCGTTATAGCAGAACCAGCTTTTAGCGTCATGGTAATAGCAGGTGCAGCAGGTGTTTTCAGGCTCCACGTTTGCCTCCCGTATAAAAACGTTCCATCGTTTCGCGGTACACCTTGAAGCACTCCGGGCACAAGTCACCAACTCCAAAGAAGTCCCTCGTTTCAAGCGCCCACCCATCCAGTGCCTTCTGGTCAAACCGGCCATCATCAAACCGTTCTGCAAATACCTGCTTCCGGCAATGGTTGCAGATAAACATTGCTCCGTTCTGTCTCATTGCACTTTCTCCAGCTTCATAACCTCAAAATCTTCAAGATTCGGGTGCAACTTCTTCCTCTCGATCCCGAACTTTGCCCTTGCTCAGTGCCAGAGGACCACGTTTGACGAATGGGCCAGATATGTTGTTCCGTTAATTTTGACCTGTAACTGGTCGCCTTCATAATCGTTCCAGCTATCCACCTTGCCCTCAATTACGGTTCCATCCGGCATTTTAATCTGTGCCTGCGAATATTCGTAGGTCAAATCAATTACCTGCTTGTTGCATCCCGTCATCAGCAAAACGCTTGCCGCCGCAGATGCTCCCACCATAAAAATCTTTCTCATTTCTTTGCCTCCTGCTTTTCATTGAGTTTTACTACCGGCTGCGGCTGGTCGCTGCGGTTCAGCGGCTTATCAAAGCACACATTCCATGGATCGCCCTCCGGCTTGTCATGCCATGCCAGGGCGTGGCGAATGACAAGCCATACCTGTTCTGCCCGGTACGGAATCTCCATCAGGTCGGAGATTGGGGCAGGGAGAACGTACCGGCGATATAGGTTATCCAGTCCATCCTGCATATCGTTCCGGCGGTGGATTGAAACCGTGAAAGCGTTGTCCCGCTGTTCCTTTGTCTTGAACTCATTATGTTTGGCATCGGAATAGAACTTTGCCATGCACAGATCATCGGCTACATCCCAGAACTGGCCCATATGTAAGCGCAAGTACCACTCGCAGGCCGCTTGCACAGCCTCGGCCACCGGACGGCTCATGGTCAGCGTGATGGTCTCGATTTCGGTAGGTGCGTCATTCTTCTTCACCATAGTGCGGATCCTTTGCCCCCGGCCAGTGACGGCGCTGGCTGCGCTCAAACTTCCGGGCCATCGCTGCTGTCTGAATAGCTTCCACGGCCAGAGCAACAGCCCGGTCATATACACCCTTCGTGGAAATCTGCGGATTGTTGGAGTAAACATTCATCCACATTGCATTGAGTTCCTGACGCAGACCGTTCATTTCCTGCACAGCTTCCACGACTTCTTCTTGGATGATTCCCGCGCCCTCATGCGGCCCTGCAAACATCCGAAACTTCTTGTTTGCAGCGGCCAGCTCAATTTTGACCAGCCGCTTCACGTCATTTTTCACTGCATCCATGGTCAACCCTCCGTCCGGCTCTTGATCTCAGCCAGCAGATCATCCAGCGGAACATTTGCAAGAGAAAACCCGGCCTTGCCTTCGTCCTCAACAGAGACCAAGAGTGCAGAGGAAAAGCACAAAACGGGGCGAACACCATAGGAGTAGCTGCACCAGTAGCTGAGGCTGGAGCCATCGGTGTTGACGTACCAGACGACGTTGCCGAGGTCGGTGTTCGGAGAGCAATTCGGCGTACCGTAAGGCGTTGCCAACCACCACGGCGCATCTACCTTCGGGATCAGCCGCCAATATTTTCCGTACCCGCGCAGGGTCAACAGGCCAATCCTCACTTCAAAGATTCCGTATTCGTTCTGGCCGGTCGTGTCCTGAAGGTCGATTCTGAGCGGAATGAATGTACTCAGCGGAGTGCCGTTCTTTGTAAACTCTGCCAGGCAGTTGCCCAGATATGGCATAATCTCGCTCCGGCGCAGATCGTTGGGGTATTCCGGGTCGTCGCCGTCGCGGAACGGCATTCTCGTCCAAATGTCCTTTGCCAGTACCAGACAGCCGTGTTCGTCTGCATCCAGCTTCACAAACTCCTTGCCCAGCGCCCTGAAGATGCCGCCAATTTTCACGTCGCCCAGAGTTACGCTTTTCAAAATCTTACTCATCGTTATTCCTCCACTAAAACCACATTGGCCCAGCTGGTTTCGTATGTTTTCCCGTCAATCGTGACTTTCACGATACGATCATTGTGTGCAAACGAACTTACCTTGTCCGCCCGTCCTTTGTCCAGTAAAGTGCCGTCCGGCAGGTAAACATATACCGTCTTGACCGGTTTTTCACCGCTTGCTGTGCCCTTGACTGCTTCACACCCAGTCAGTGTTACGCACAGCGCGGCAGTGCAGGTGGACAAAGCCAGCAGTTCCAAAGTCTTACGCATCGTTTTTGTCCTCCTGTTCGCTCAAGTCCTCCACATCGGCAACATCCCTAGTCTTTTTCACCATGTCGGCAAGCTCACGCAGTCCAGACTTTGCCAGAGGTTCCAGCTTTACAGGAAGCACCGCGCCGCGCACCACCATTCCGTCCTTGATAACATAGTAGCGTCCGCCGCTCGCCATCTTCCTGGCGCAGTATTTGAAATATCCGCTCTTGCGGATTTCATCTGCTACTGGCATGATCTGCTTCGCATCCACAAAACCGACCGTTCCCGAAACAGGCTCGATCATTGGAACCAGTTCACACCCGCAGTACCGGATACCGATTCTTCCGGTCACGCAGTCCATTTCTCCGTCTGCCGTGTCGTCCAAATCCATCCCTTCGATGTGATGGAGATCATCCGGGCAGTCATTATCAAACTCGATGTCTGCCCATTCCTTTTTGCTGATGCCCAGGAG